AGACCGACTTTTGGTTCAGACATATTAAAATACATTGATTATCCTGTGAATATTGCAAAGCCTAATATTATCAGAGAAACCATTGATGCTATAACGCTATGGGAAACAAGAGTTCAAGTTAATTCAGTTCTATTTAGTGTTGAAGAATCAAATGTAAAAATCAAAGTCCAATGGACTCTAAAAGGCTCATCTACAAGTGGAACGGCGGAGGTGATTGTATGACAACAAGACTCCCTGAACCTAACTTTATTGAACGTGATGCTGATAAAATAACTCAAGAATGGATTAGTCTTTACGAGGAAAAGACAGGAAAAACTTTACAGCCAGCACAGATTGAACGGCTTTTAATTGATGTTGGTGTTTATCGTGAAAACTTACTGCGAATAAAAATACAGGAGGTTGCAAAATCAAATCTCTTAAGTTATGCACCTATGGAAGTTTTAGTTCATTTGGCAGAACTTGTCGGTGTTACGAAATTAGAAGGAAAATACTCTAAAACAACAATAAAATTCGCTTTGAACGAAGCATTAAACTTTGATATTTCTATTCCAAAAGGAACTGAAATCGAAACAGAAGATGGAAAATTTGTTTTTGCAACAGATGAAGATATAACGCTAAATTCGGGTGAATTATTTATAACAGTTAGTGCAACGTGCGAAACTGTCGGACAATCAGCTAACGGTTACACAATAGGAAAAATCAATAATTTATTAACTCCGTTAAGTTATGAAGTCGATATTATTCAAAATATAGATATTTCAAATAGCGGAGCTGAAGAAGAAAGTGCAGATAGTTTAAGAGAAAGAATCAGACTTGCTCCTGAAAGTTTCTCTAATGCAGGAAGTGTTGGTGCGTATAAATTTCATACTTTATCATCTCATCAAGATATAACAGATGTAGAGGTTCAATCATCAGAGGCAGGAGTTGTAGATATTTATCCTTTAACAAAATCAGGAAATCCGACAGATGAGATGATCCAAACAATATCTGATTATTTAAGTTCTGATAAAGTAAGACCTTTAACGGATTTAGTAATTGTCCATAAACCTGAAATTGTTGATTTTGATATTACTGCGAATTTAATTTTATACATTGATGCCGATTCAGACACCGTTCAAACAATGGTTAATGAACGTTTAAATGAATATAAAGCAGAGATGTCCTCAAAACTTGGAAAAGATATTGTTCCAACGCAAATTATAGCGATTTTAAATTCTATTTATGGTGTTTATAAGGTGGAATTGTCTGCTCCAAGCTATCAAGTTCTTCAAAAACACCAATGGGCAAATCTAAATAATATCAATATAACAATAGGAGGAAGAGCCGATGAGTGATAAGGTTTTAACTCCGATAAATGATATTTCATCTCGTGCATTTGATGAGTTATTTTCAAGGTATCAGGGATTAGATACAGAGTGCCTTTTAATTTACATATTTGATAGTGTAAACGAATCTGCTCTTATTCATTTAGCTGAACAATTCCATATTACGGGAAATGAAGGTTGGATTAACTGTCAAACTGTAGAAGAGAAAAGAAACTTAATCAAAAATTCTTTAAATTTACACCGATTCAAAGGCACAAAATATGCTCTTATTAGAGTATTAGACATTTTAGGTTTGAACGGAAAAGTTGAAGAGTGGTTTGAATATGAAGGAAACCCTTATTATTTCAAAGTTAGTTTAACTTCATTTAATTTTTCATCAGATAACACCCTTTTAAATAACCTTATTGACCTTATTAACGAATACAAAAACGTAAGAAGTCATTTAGAAAGTATTGAATTAAATATTGCATCAAAAACACAAGAGAAAGTGAAAGTCGCTTTAGGTTTGGTTGAGAGCAGATTCTGCGTGTATAACTGTACCTCTGCATTAGATAGGAATTAGTAAATGACATTAACATCAGGAATGACAAATTTGGGATTGGAGCTTTTGGCAAAATCTCAAACAGGTAAAAAAATATATTTCACACGAATGAAAATCGGAAACGGTATATTAAGTGAAGACAGGAACTTTGCAGAGCTGACCGATTTAATCAGCGTTGTGGATTCTCTTAATATAAAAGCAAGCGAAATTATTGAAATTGAAGATGAAGAAAATTGTGTCGGATTAAAAGTTTCAAGTACAGCGATACAAAAAGACCACGATTATTACTTTAGAGAAATCGGTTTATTTGCAATAGATCCCGATACTGAAGATGAAATACTGTATGCGTATATAAACAAAGGTGATAACCCAACTTACATTCCTGCAACGACAAATTCCGTTGCAATTCAAGAACTTGCCACAATGATCGTAGCAATAGGCAATGAAGATAATATCATTGTAAATTGTGATGCTGAATTAAAAGTTATCGAGCAAATCGAAGGAAATGGCGGATATAGTTTATTTGATACTGTAATCAAAGACCACGTTTTAAGTTTTGAAGAATCAGAGGGGTTTGCTCTTCAGGGTACATTTGTTTATAAAGACGGAATTGCAGGGGAAAGATGGGGTTATCCTGATTTTATTGCACAATGCATAAAAGAAAAACAAGAAGCTGAACCTCAAAGAATGACTTTAGGTAACAGTACAATTATGTGCTATGTTCATTCAAACGGTCATATTTATTATGATATTTCAGATAAAGAAGCGGTGGATGCATTTTTTAATACAATGGGTGCCGCTTGGTTTTATGGAGTGGATGAAGAAAATGAAAGAGTATTTTTGCCAAGAAATATTTATTTCTTTAAATCTGCTACATCTAATCCCGGACAATACAACGCTCCTCAATTGCCTTCTTTAGCTCACAGCCACATATTAACCATAGGTTCAGGCGGTTCACATAGTCATTCCGTAACAATAGGTTATGGCGGATCGCACACTCACACTCGTGGCTCTATGAATATAACTGGTACCGGTATATTATCTTCAACAAGACTTTCAAAACTTGTTGCCGCAGGAACTATAAATGCAAGCGGAAAATATTACAGTAATTTTTATTCGGGTGCATTTTATATGTCCAACACAGGATTAAAATTTCCTGATGTCGGAGACAGCTACCAAGGAAGTAACGGCGGTTTGGTTTCTTTTGATGCTTCTCGTTCTTGGACGGGATCAACTTCTTCAAGCGGAAGTCATAACCATTCTGCAACCGTAAATTCTAATGGCTCGCATACTCACGAATCAACATTATCTTCAACAAATGCGGCAGGAAATTATTCGGGAACTACGGTTCAACCGCCTTCTGTTAATGGATTATTGTATATAGTTGTCGGCAATGTCAGACAAAAAAGTGCAGTAGTAATAAACACTGAACTTCAAAATGCAATTGCTATGATTCAAGCAAGACAAGCTCTTGCTCAAACATATATTAATGAAACTAAAACAGACGCAATAGACGACATTAATTCTGTCAAAGATAGTGCCTTATCTGATATTGAAACCGCAGGAAACGAACAAATTACATTAATAAATTCTGATTTAAATTCAGCAAGTAATTATGTGTTAGAAGCTCAAAGACAGGCTCAAATTGCGGAAGAATTTGCAAATCTTGCGGTAGCAGGACAAATGCAGACCGATTGGAATCAAGAAGACACAAATGCCATTGATTATATTAAAAATAAACCTAATTGCGATTGGGATAATATAACCTATAAAGAAAACGAGCAAATATTAAAGAATAAATCAATTAGTGCTTCAGATAATACAATTACAAACCTGCCTTTCAACAGTTTAGCCGAAGGTGTTGTTTTAACTAATATCAATAGAAATAACGCAACAAATGATACTCTTGCTACAAGCTCTGCAATTTTAAATGCAATAAATGACTTGCCTGTTGCAAGTAAAACTATAACAGATAATCTTTCAAATTTAGATAATTTATCCGATGAAAAATTACCAACCGCATTAGCTGTATATAATGCAATTAAAAATTCATCAAATGCAGGAGGTTTAAATATTTCAGGCGATAATGGAATTGAAATAGATACTGTTTTAAATACAGATGTTAATGTTACATCAAGCAATTTCAATTTAACAATCACGTCATCATATACAGGAACTCAACAGAATACAGGCACAAAAACATATAATTTTATATATAAAGAATATGATAATAACGGTGTAAATGATTATGGTTGGTTTGATGAAAATAACGAGATTGTAAATTTAATTGATTATTATTTAAGTGTTGTTGGTGAACCTTCTGTTGATGATACAATTTCTCTTCAATACGTTACGACAAGTTCAAGTGTTATAAGTGCTGATGTCGCTGATGTTGCACTAACGGGAAGTTATAATGATTTAGTTCAAAAACCTATATGGGGAAATGGTTTAACTCCAACAATTAATTTAATTACAACCGCTAATGCTGAAATAAGTAATGAAGAATTAACAATCACTTGCACATATTCAGGAACACAAAGTTCTGAAGGTACAGTTAGTTATTATTTTAACTATGATTCAGAAAATTGGTTGGATGAAAATGAAAATATTGTTAATTTAGCAGATTATGATTTAGTAGTCACAGGAACGCCAAATGAAGGCGATATTATATCTTTAACTTATACAACAGTAAGTCAGTTAAGTGTTTCAACAAATATTTCTATTCCTACAAAATTAAGTGAATTTAATGACGATTTGGGAAATAATCCAACTCATACTCATAACCAATATTTAACAAGCCACCAAGATATTTCAGGTAAAGCAAACGATAATGCAGTAGTACATTTATCGGGAACAGAAACAATAACAGGGAGTAAAACTTTTTCAGGTTCAGTTTCTTTAGGTTCAAGTGCAACGGCTACAACTCAAGCAATAACTGATAATGACACATCTATTGCTACAACGGCATTTGCAAGAACATTATCAACCCATCAGCCTATAACAACTTTGTCATCGGGTACAATTACGCTTACAAGCGGAGTTTCATTATATAAAATAGCATTGACTGCGGCAACAACATTTACTTTTAATTTAAGCGGAACGAGTGCATCTTCATCTGTTGCATACACGTTTGAATTATGCATTGTAATGTCAACGGTTTATTCGCTTACATTTCCATCATCGGTAACTTGGCAAAATGGCGAAGCTCCTGATATGTCATCAACCGGAACATATTTTCTTGCATTCAGAACTCTTGATGGCGGAACAACTTGGCTCGGTAATTTACAGGGTAAATGGTAGGAGAAGCTATGGGAATAAAAACAAAATTTAACCCTATGGGAGGTAAAAAGAAATTAGCTCAATCATCGGAAAATATACAAAAGTGTAATTATGCATATTTGGTAAATATTTCATCTTCATATTATGGTGCGACACCGACTGTTACCGTAACAAACCTTACATCTAAAATTACAACATCAGGTGCGACAATATGTGGTCAAGCAAGTGCAAAATTTATATTACTTGGCGGAAAAATATTCAATACAAGCACGTCTTCATTTATTTCTAATATTGAAGGTTTTACTTCAATTGGATGCGGATATGACGGAGTTTTAGCAGTAAAGAATGGTATTATTTATTGCTTTAATACTTCAGGAAGCTTGTTATATACAGACAATTCTTTATCTTGGAAGTCCGTTGAAGCTCCAATTTATATGAGTTCTGAATATTATAGAAAATATTTTTTCGGATTAACAAGTAGTAATCAATTATATCAAATCACAATAGGAACAAGTAGTTTAACAAAAACATTAAAAAATTATGGTGACTCATTTCCACATGGAAGTAACTACTATGACGATATTACAAATTTTCTCAAAGGTACTACCGTTTACACTTCATCAGGAGGTTCAATAATTACAGGAGTTTTATCTTGTGTTGGACAAAAAAGCTCATATGCACCGGCAACATATAAAACAGATAGTTCAACAAGCAGAGTAAGAACAGCATTATTAGCTGTAAAATCTGATGGTTTATACATGGTAACTTCAAGTGCAACATCAAAATTACTTTCCGGCAGTAATTGTATGGTTACAAATATGAGTCTATCTGCTAACGGGTGGGAATATGCAGACGGAAGAACAGTTCTTTACTGGCCGCTAATTTCAAATGGAAGTTTAGCTTATATTGTTCAGACAGATGGAACTCTTGTTTCAACAGGACTTTCAAATATAAAATTCATTGAAGGCGGAATTTATACAACATACATATCGCATACTGCATCAAGTTCATATAGTTCGTTAAATAACTCAGCCATTGTTATTAATAATTCTAACAATGTTTATGTGGTTTATGGAAATGGTTATACCTCATATAAAGAACCATCTTCTTTAAAAACATTATCAGTAAGTGGAATAAGCGGAAATATCACAGGAGTATATGGAGGTTCATTAAACTTTTTAATAACCGCAGTTTAGTATTGAAAGGAATTTATGGGAATAATAACAAAAAACAATCCTATGGGAGGAAATAATAAAAAAGCTACTGTTCCAATTAATCTGAATATAAATGTGGATCAATCATACAATATTACATTTACATTTAACGGGACAAACTATAGTGTTAGCAGTAGTTCACCTCTCAATATTTCAATATTAAGTAATACAACTTATTCGGTCAGTATTCAAACAGGCACTCGTGGTATAAGGAGTATTACGATAACATCATCAAACGGAGTTCAGTCTGTAACAGGATATAGTAATTATTCTGCAACATTTACAATTCCAGCTTCCACATCTAATATCACAGTAAGCATAAGTATATCAAGTATTGGTTGTGTGCTTTATAACACTCCAATTCTGCTTAGTGACGGAACTTTTAAAGAAGCACAATATATTTGTGTTGGCGATGAAGTTGTTTCTTACGATATAGATAATGATATATCTGTAATAAATACAATAACTTCAGTTACGACTTCATTTAAAGATGATATTGTCAAAATTAGATTTGAAGATGACAGCTATATCGAAATTACATCAGGTCATGCAATTCTAACAAATAGCGGTTGGGCATCTGTTAATCCTAATAAAACAATAAAAGAAAATATTGAAAATCCACCTCTATTAAAACTAAAAACAGGAGATTTACTTAAAACCTATGACAATAAATATATTGCTATAAAATCAATTGAATACGAAAAATTGGGCGAAGTAGCTGTTTATGACTTTGCTGTTAACAGCATTCATAACTTTATTGGAGGTGAATCAAAAATTGTATTGCACAATGTCACAACCGGCTCTGCCGCACCACTTTAGGCTTATTTGTAAAATTTTAGAGGAAGAAATATGAAACAATATGCAAAATTAATATCTGAAACAGAATTAGAATATCCACCTATAAATAAAGGTAGTATTATAAACTACAACTTAAATGAAGAAGCACTTTTAAATGATGGATACAAAGAATTTGTGCCGGCTGTTAGAGATGAAGGCGAACATTATAAACAAAGCTATTATCAAGAAACCGATACACAAATACTTGAAGTATTAGAGATAAATACTGATTTTGAAAAAGAACAAGAAATCAATCAAATATCAATTGAATTGGAAGAACTTGATATAAAGTTAAATGAATTTGATTTAAAACGAATTAGAGCAATATGTGAGCCGAGTATTAAAGACGAAACAACAGGTGAGACTTGGCTTGATTACTATAATGCTCAAATTCATGAAATAAGATCACAAATTCAAACATTACAAGAAAGGATTAATTAATATGACATCACTAACTAAAATCTGCTTGCATTGGACTGCCGGCAGTAATAAACCCTGCGATACTGATTTAAAAGCATATCATTATTCAATTGATTCTAATGGTCGAATTTATCAGGGAACACATAAACCTGAAGATAATTTGAACTGTAAAGACGGAAATTATGCGGCACATTGCGGAGGCGGTAACACAGGATGCATCGGTTTATCAGTTTGCGGAATGGCAGGTTTTAATCTGAATAAAAAAGAAACAAAATACCCCTTAACTCAAAAACAAATTGAAACCCTGTGTTGTTTGACAGGTTATTTATCAAATAAATACGGTATTTTTATTAACGAAAAATCCGTATTTACCCACTATGAATTTGACAGGCAAAAGAAAAAACCTGAAGGCAAGATTGATATTACATATATTCATTATCTGCCTAATTTGCAGATAAATAGAATCGGAGAATACCTCCGCAACAAAGCCGAATGGTACAGATTAAAAATTAAAGAAAATAAATATAAATTAGAAAAGAAAGGAAGTTACTATGAATTTATTTGCGTTTGTTAAATCTTGGAAAGATTTTAGTTTTTTATGGAGTCTTCTTCAACCGTTTATTTTGAAACTTTTGAAAAAGAATGTTCCGACTTCAATCACAAAGTTGTATGAAAATCTTGCAAAATACACTCAGCCGGCACTCGACAGTTTGTATAAATTAAAAGCAAAGATTAAAGAAACGCCAACAGAAGTTGACGATTATTGTTTCGATCAGGGTGTAACAGCCGTTGAAACTTTTGCGAATTACTTATTGGGTGAAGTTCAAAACTTAAGAGCATAAGGAGGATTTAATGACTTGGCGTGATCTTTTAAATGTTCAAAATGTTGAAAAAGGATTTTTTCGCTCCTCTAACCCACTGGGGATACCCGACATCAGAAAGGATGAGTTCGAGATAAAAGAACTCATCCCTTATCGGGTAGATTCAAGACGGAATGGAACGGCACATTTCTTTCTTGATGATTATAGGTTCGAGCGTTGTTGGAAATGGGCAGACTCCCAAATCCCCGAATTAAGAAAATATGACGGTGTTTTGTCTCCTGATTTTTCAATGTACACAACTTATCCAAAGGCATTCCAAATATGGCAAGTTTACAGAAACAGATGGTGTGCGGCATATTGGCAAGCCCATGGAATTAAAGTTATTCCGACAATAAGTTGGTCAACGGAAGATAGTTACGACTTTGCCTTTTTAGGAGTTGAAAAGGGCTCTGTCGTTGCGGTCGGAACGGTTGGAGTATTAAATGATGAGTATGCTAAAAAATTGTTCTTGGATGGCTTTAAAAAAATGGTGAAAAGACTTGAACCGAAAGAGATTTTGGTTTATGGAAACAGACTGACCGAACTTGATGAATATAAAAATGTCAGATGGTTCGAGCCGTACATGAATAAATTTAACGATATAAAAAAGAAAGGACACTAACTATGGGCGGAAGAGGTTCCGGCGGTGGCAAAGGCGGAGGCGGAGGAAGTGCCGCTAAAAAAATTCCAACAGGCGAGGGAATAACCGATAAAAATGAACTAATCAATTTATATAACAGCATTTCAGGTAATTCCAATTTGACTGTGGATCAACGAGTAAAAGCTATGCACGATATTGAAGAGAGAATCAAGGAATTAGATGCTAAAAAAGAGGCAGACCTAAAACAAAAACGTCTTGATGCTCTTGCAAAGGCTCGTGCAAAACGTGCTGAAAATAAGAAAAATGGAATTAAACCTGAAAAGAAAGAAAAAGATCCAAAAAGAACAAAAGCTAAAATGTCTATGGACAGCACAGTTTCAGACCTTAAATATAATTTAAGGCGTGGTGTTGAATCTGATGGATATATTTCAAATTCAGACTTCAGGGTTGAAGATTACGGAAATTCCGTCAGCGTACAAGTCAGATATTTAGGAAAATGGAAAAATCCTTCACACGCT